GCACAAGATATTAGATTTAGTAATGGTGCAACAGCAACAGCATTTACTTTAGTTGATTATGCAGACTTTGGTGCAGAAGTTAGATCAATAGCATCAGCATCAATTTACGGAACATTTGGAATGAAAGGTAACGGTCCAGGTGTTAGAATGTATCTTATCAGTCATAACTTTGCTTACATAGGAAATGACTACAATGTAGATAACGATGCAAACACAGTAATACAAGCAAATGAAGTTGTTGCAACAAATGGTGCAAAAATATTTTTTAGTTCAGTTGACCATAAAGGAGACTTTAGAGTTGGTGATCAATTTAGAGTTGATCAAAACACAGGACAAGTAGATTTTACAAGTGCAAACTTAAACATTGATGTTGACCAAGCACTTACATTTACAACAGGTTCAGACGTTACAGTAATTTCAGGAAGTTCAATTGAAACTGGAAATGTTAAATTATCAGGTAATACTATCACAACAACATCTGGAGATTTAACTTTAGATTCATTTGGTAACAACACAGTATTCAATGACAACGTAGATGTAAATGGAAATCTTTCTGTAATAGGTGATATTACGATTGGTGGTAATGTAACTATTGGAGACGAATCCACAGACGAAATTACAATATCTGCTGGTATAGATTCTAACTTAATTCCAAACATAGATACCACATATGATTTAGGTTCTTCAACTAAAAACTGGAATACATTGTTCGCTCAAGAGGCACAAATAGACAGTGTTAATATTGTTGGAAATGTAATACAATCAAACAACACAAACGCAGATTTAGATATTAGAGCAAGTGGTACAGGTAACGTAACATTAGAAAACTTTGCTGTTCAAAATGATACAATTACAAACACATCAGGAGACTTTATTGTTAATCCTGCAAGTAATGTTTTCAAAGTTCAAGGTACAGGTTCAATAAGAATTCCATCAGGAACGACAGCACAAAGACCTGGTTCACCAGTTGCTGGTATGATGAGATACAACACAGATGATACTGTGTTTGAAGGATACAATGGTACAAACTGGGTGGCACTTACTGGTGTTTATGACCTTGATAGAGACACTTATATCACAGCAGAACAAACGCCTGGTGCTGATGATGATACCATAAGATTTTATGCAGGTAATACCCTGGTTGCAAACGTAAGTCCAACAAGATTCGACGTTACAACTTTAAGGGTAGATGATATACAAATAAGCGGAAATACACTTACAACTGTTCAAACTGACCAAGATTTGATCCTAAATGCCAACGGAAATGGTACAATTCGGATTGAAGACTTCAGATTCTCCGGAAATACGATAACTAATGTTATATCTTCGCCATTAGTGTTTAAAACTACTGGAAGTGGGTATATTGATGTATCAAACTCTGGTGGATTTGTACTTCCAGTTGGTACAGGTGCTGATAGACCAGTCACTCCATTGTTGGGTATGATTAGATATAACACCAACGATGAAAGGGTTGAACTTTATGACGGTAGTCAATGGGGATCAATTGCAGGTTCATCAGGTGCTGTAAGTATTATTGATGCAACAGAAATAGCCGTACAAATTGCGGTAACGTTAGGATAAAAAAGAATGGCAACAAATTTTAGAAATAATGTAACAAAAAACATTGGAACTGTTCCAGTTTCAGTTTACACAGCACCAATTTCAATTTATTCAACAGTGGTTGGATTAGTTCTAGCAAATTTAACAGAATCAGTTGTGAAAGCAAGTGTAACATTAACAGCAACACCAGATTCTGTGACAGGTTTTATTGTTAAAGATGTTTTGATTGCACCTAATTCTAGTTTACGTGTGTTAAACTCAGGAGAAAAATTAATTGTAGCAAGTCAAAACAGTTTAAACGTTCAGTCAAATATTAACGACTCACTTGATTGTGTGTTAAGTTACGTGGAGATAAGTTAAGATGTCGAATACAGTTGGACAAGATACAAATGTATATTTAGAAAACGGTGTAAAAGATCGTTACTTCTATGGTTTGAGAAGAACCGACGAAGGAGAATTATACATTGGTAAAGTTGATCAACTGTCAGCCAATGATCCAATTACAATAAATTTACCTGGAAACATTGACGACAACTATAAAGAATTTGATCAAGGTTATGATTTTTACGAAGGAAGAGATTTAAATCATGGCAAACCATTTAAAAATTTAAAATATGAACAATTTAGATGGGATGATGTAAATTTAAATTATTACATCAATGATGAAGGAGAATTTGTTGTTAGATTGAACAGTAATCGTGGAGATGGTACTATCACATATCCACAAACAGATGAAACAGTTGTTACAGAAACAACTCCGTTTACATTTGATAAGACAACATATAATATGGATAGTAACGAAATAACATTCGATAGAAGTTAAAAACGTGGGAGGAAACGAATGACAAGACAACTAATTAACACCGGTATTTTACCTAACGATGGTCAAGGTGACTCGTTACGTGATGCTGGTACAAAACTGAATTCCAATTTCAGTGAATTATACACTGCACTTGGAAACGGTACAGCACTGACAATTGTCAGCAATAATTTATTAAACGCAACAGGTTCAAACAAAGTAAGTTTTTTATACACTAATTTTTCAGATCTGCCAGATGCAAGTACGTATCACGGAATGTTCGCCCACGTTCATTCTGAGAATGCTTCTTACTATGCTCACGCAGGTGCATGGGTTAAACTCGCAGATGAGAATAAATCCATTGACATTTTATCGGATGTAGACACTTCAACAGCGGCTCCAACAAACGGACAAGCACTTGTTTGGGACGTAGGTGCAGGTAAATGGAAACCAGGTACAGTATCCGGCGGCGGTGGCGGCGGAGGTGGTGCAACTACCTTCTTGGCACTTACAGATACTCCTACAACATTTTCAGGTTTTGCAAATGGCTTCTTGAGAGTTAATGGTGCTGGTGATGGTTTAACACTTGTAAATAATTTTTCAATTGATGTATTATCAGATGTTGACACAACAACAACTGCACCAACATCAGGACAAGTTTTAAAATGGAACGGTACACAATGGGCACCGGCGAATGATGCAACATCAGGTGGCGGTGGATTAGACGCTGATACATTAGATGGTTTGGACAGCACATACTTTTTAAATTACAATAATTTAACAAACAAACCAGCAATTCCAACAACTTTTATAGGCTTATCAGATACTCCTACAAACTTTACAGGTGCGGCTGGTAGATTTGTAAAAGTAAACAGTTCAGGAACTGCTTTAGAATTTGTAACATCTTCTTCGGCTTCAACAGCATTGAACGATTTGTCAGATGTAACGGCTTCAGGAGCGGCACAAGGTGATGTATTGTACTACAACGGAAGTGCATGGGTTTTACAAAATGGTCCAGTAATAAGATGGAGTATTGGAAACAATGGCGCAAGTGATTACACATTTAGTGGTCCAGGTTTCCCAACTGCTACAAATGATCCAGTATTATACTTGATGAGAGGACACACATACGTTCTTGTAAACACAACAGGATCAAATCACCCATTTGAAATAAGAGTTTCTAATGGTGGTTCACCTTACACATCAGGCGTAACTGGTGACATAAATGGAACACAAACTTTTACTGTGCCAATGGATGCACCAAGCACATTGTATTATCAATGTACAAAACATTCAGGCATGGGTAACACAATAAACATAGTGAGTTAATAGATGGCACAAGTTTTTGGCGTAGGCATAGATGAATTACAGAAATCGCTGGCAAACAGCAGATATTTCTACGGTTTACGCAGAACTGATAGTGGTGAATTATACATGGTAAAAGCAGATTTACTTGAACTAGAAGATGGTGTTCAATTGAATAGACCAGGTAACATTAACCAAAATTATAATAACTTTTCAAGAGGTGAAGATTTCTTTGAAGGCAGAGATCAACAGCACAGAAAAGTTTATACAAATCTTGTTTATGAACAGTACAAATGGGACGGTAGAAACCTATTTTACTATGTGAATAAAGATGGTGAATTAGTATTAAAAGTTAACGAGGCACAAGCGTATACAGGATACGTTGAACCTTATAGTAGTTAGAGGAAATAAATAGTAGTAAGGAATTAATCAATGGCAGATTTTCGAATAGATAGGATACGTTTTAAATGGAGAGGTGATTGGTCAGCAGGCACTCTCTATGTAAAAGATGACGTTTTAAGATTCGGTGCAAAAGTTTATGTTTGTATTGAAGTTCACACATCAGATTCAAATTTTTATAATGATTTAAATTCAACTACTCCTAAATGGACGCAGATGATGGACGGTCAAAGTTGGACTGGAGATTGGAAAGCGGCAACTTTTTACAAAATTGGTGAACTAGTTAAAGTTGGTGGTCTAATTTACAAATGTATCGAAGGACATATTTCAAATGCTGATGCCAACAATGGTGTATTAGGTGATGAATTAAAATGGGTTTACTTTGCACGTGGAGAAGATTGGCAAACTGTATGGCAACCAAACACATTATACAATGTTGACCAAACTGTAATTTACGGTGGTTCAATTTGGAAATGTAACACAGCACACACATCTTCAACAGCAGATGCAGGATTGGCTTTCCATGCAAGTTATTGGGATCAATATTCTAGATCAGACAACTGGAGAAACGTTTGGACAGAAAATACATTATACTATCCAGATGATATTGCTAGATACGGTGGTAACCTTTACAGATGTTTAACAGGACACAGATCAGCACCAGTAAACAACTGGACAAATCCAGCATACACAACAGGAGCAACTGGAACTAATGCGGCATTTTTTGTTTGGAGAGTAGGAACAACTTACTATGTAAACATCACAAACGCAGGTACAGGTTACTCAAACTTAAACACATTTAATATTGTTGGAACAGCAATAGGTGGCGACCTTGGTGCACACGATGCCGTGATTACAGTAAACACTGTTGACGGTACAGGTGCAATTCAGGCAGTATCAATCACAGGAACAGCAAACAATGTTGCTGATGGTTTAGAAGCAAACTCAGACCAATGGGAAATAGTTTTAACTGGTATCAGTTACGTTGGAGATTATGCAAGAGGCACAAGATACAAACCAAATGAAATAGTTAGATGGTCTCCAGGTATGTGGCAAGTAAGCACAGGTCACTGGGCAACTGATCCGAGAATGGTTGAAGCAAACTTCAGTTTATGGATTCCAGGTTTAGAATATGAAGACCTTTGGGATGAATCAACATACTACCAACAAGGTGATGTAGTACTTTACGGAGGTTACACATATGTTGCACTTGTAAGTAACATTGGTATCATTCCGACATTAACAGATTCCACAAACACTTGGGAAGCACAGGTTTTAGGTTACACATTCAAAGGAGAATGGGTAGGACAAACTATACAGAATGGTCAACTTCAACCTTATGTTTACAAAACAGGAGATGTTGTAAGAGCAGGTGGTGATTTATACATTGCTGTTAGAACAAATTCTGATATTGGACCAGACACAAGAGATGTTTATGATCCAGGTACAGACGAACCTTTCCCATGGCAGTTATTAGTCACAGGAAATATGTTCAGAGGTCCTTGGGTAGAGGATAATATAGGCGGAGTTACAGGTGAGCATACTTATTTTCCAGGCGACCTTGTAACAGTCGCAGGCACACTTTACAAATGTATTTTAAAACATGAAGCAAATTCTTCAGATGCTAAACCACCACTAGACTTTGCATCTGAAAATGTTGGTCCATATTGGGTACTAGTTGCACAAGGTCATACACCAAACGTACTAGAATATCCTGGAGATATGAAAACCCAAGCAGATGATTCTACAAGATTAAGAATCGGTATTGGAACAACAGGACAATTATTAAAAGCAGGAACAAACAGTTATCCTTTCTGGGAAGATTTTGAAAAGGTAAACAAAGTTTACTATGTTGCACCAGAAGGTGTTGATTTAGAGACAGCAGGTGACAAATTAAGTTCACCATTCAAAACAATCAAGTATGCTTGTGATTACATACAAGGTGATTTGGCAAACAGAGCACCAGCAACTATATTCATAAAAACAGGAATATATGAAGAAATTTTACCTATCACAGTGCCAAGAGATGTAGCACTTGTAGGAGATGAATTAAGAAGCACAACAGTGAAACCAGCGGCAGGTTATGAAACTGGTTATGATATGTTCTATGTAAACAATGGAACAGGAATTAGAAACATGACACTACAAGGCTTAACAGGAACACTAGGTGCTGTTAACCAATATGGTACGAAAAGACCAACAGGTGGTGCTTTTGTTTCATTGAATCCAGGAACAGGTGTTAATGACGCAAGTGCTTGGATTACAAGTAAATCATGTTATGTGCAAAACGTTTCAACATTTGGAACAGGATGTATTGGATTAAAAGTAGATGGCGACTTACACGCAGGTGGTTACAGATCAGTTGTTGCCAATGACTTTACGCAAGTTATTGACAATGGTATTGGTTATTGGGCAAATGGTGAAGGTAGATCAGAACTTGTTTCTGTATTCACATACTATTGTCACATAGGATATCTTGCAACAAACGGTGGTAAAGTAAGAGCAACTAACGGAAATAACTCTTATGGAGATTTTGGATCAGTTGCAGAAGGTGTTACACCAACTGAAACTCCAATCACAGGTAAGTTCAACAACAGAACGGGTGAAGCAACAGTAGATAAAGTTTACAACGATGAAAACGAAATATTTGCTTTTGCTTATGATCACGCAGGACAAGATTACACATCTGCAACAATTACAATTTCAGGATCAGGTGAAGGTGCGGCAGGTTCTATTGCATATGAAAATACAAGAGATAATGCTGTAAACAGAATTAGAATATTAGGTCCAGGTGATTCTACACCAGCAGGTGGTGCCGGTTATACAAGTAAATCAGGACCAGCAATTTCAGGTGATGCAACATCAATCAAACTAAATGCTCAGTTCCAAGGTACAACTGCACAAACAGTTGGACAAAGAATTTACATTTGGGAAGGTACAGGCAGAGGACAATACGCAATTATTGATTCTTTCAATGAAGTAACAAAAGTTTGTACAGTCAAAAAAGAATTTGATAACACACCAGGCTGGCAACATTTCTTAGGTGGATTTAAAATTGAAACAGAATTAGATCCTTCTACAAAATATTTTATTGAGCCAAGAATACAAATTTCAGAACCAGCATACAGTAACACAACAGCAAGTATTCCACTTGCAGGAAATTATGACATAGGTGCAGAAAGAAGAGTAGGTGCATCAAACGTAACTGTGTTATTAGGTAACGGTAGAGGTTTAAGAACAACAGATGGTGCAAGTTGGACAACTGGAAACGCAGTACCAACAGCAAACTGGACAGACTTAGAAGGCGGTGCTAATTGGTTTATGGCAGTGTCAACTGATGGTACAGTAGCAAGATCTCAAGATGGTGCTAACTGGAGTGACATCAGCAGTAATTTAGGTGCTGATCTTTTCACAGGTGTTGCGTATGAAGGTAGCACATGGATTGTTGCTTCAAGAACAGGTGTTGTTTACAGATCAACAGATGAAGGTAATACTTGGACAAACCAACAAGTTGAACCATATGATGGATCAACTCCAGTATTCCATTATGCGGCGGCAGGTAACGGATTGTTTATATTATCAAACAACCTAGGTCAAACATGGGAATCAGTTGATGATGGTGTAACATGGCAATTAGCGGCTGACATCGGTGGTGCAAGATATCTTGTAAATTCTTTACAATACTTAGGTGGAAAATTTGTTGCAACTGTACAAGATTCACCATTTGATGATTCAACATCAGCAAATAAATTTTTTGTTTCAAATGCTAACGTGGCACAAAGTTCAACAAGTGCAACAACAGTATGGACAGAATCAGATGCTCCACCACACACAGGACCATACAATGTTACTTGGTCTCAAGGAACTTTTGTTGCAGTGACACCTTCAGGTGAAGTTGCTTACAGTTATGACTGTGTAAGTTGGAAACAATTAACAACATTATCAGGAACATTCGGAAGAATAGTTGGCGGTAGATCAGGTGGTAATTACTTTATTCCATTATCAACAGGACCAATGAGTAACTTAACAGTGTTGAAAAAAGGTGCTCCACCACTTTGTAGAGTAATTACAAATGCAGGTAAAGTATCGAAAATACAAATACTTGATCCAGGTTCAGGATATCAAAGTGCACCAACAGTGTCAATCACTGACAACGTTAACACTATAGACGTAAGTGTACAAGCAAGAACAGCCAACGGAGTATTAGCACAACCAACATTTACAAATAGAGGTACAGGTTTTATAAATGTAAGTGCAACTCTTGATGGTGATGGATTTAAAGATGAATATCAAATTGGTAAAGTAGTTCAAGTTAAAGAATTATCTAGAGAACCAGGACCAGGTGACTTATTGTACATAAATGGTATTGATGATCAAATTTACAGAGTGACTCAAATTACAAATGTACAAGGCACTGCTCCTAATATTTCAGCACAATTTAGAATATCACCAAGTCTAAAATCAAATGAATCTCCTAATCACGAAGAAACATTTACAATTAGACAACAATATTCACAAGTAAGATTAACAGGACATGACTTCTTAGATATTGGAACTGGTGGTTTAACAACTACAAACTATCCAACACTTTACACTAACGCAGGTTTCACTGAAGGATATGATCCACAACCAGCAAGAGAAGTTGCAAATAATGGTGGTGGTAGAGTGTTCTACACATCAACTGACCAAGATGGTAACTTTAGAGTTGGTGAATTATTTGAAGTTGAACAGGCAACAGGTATTGTTACACTTAACGCAGACTTATTCAACCTACAAGGATTATCTGAATTAAGTTTAGGTGGTGTTGTATTAGGTGGAACAGAAGTTGTAATTAGAGAATTCAGTACAGATGCAACTATGTCTGCAAATTCAGACAATATTGTACCAACACAAAGAGCAATCGTAACTTATATTGGTAACAGAGTATCAGGTGGTGGTGCTAACTTGAACGTTTCTGGTTTCAGAGCAGGTCAAATTAAAGTAAGAAACAGAGAAATATTCAATGAAGCGTTCCCAACAAACGGTGTTATAACCTTCCCTGATGTAACCAATTTGAATGGTGGAATGGGCGGTTACTTAATGGCGTTGAATTTCTTTACAGGAGGAACAGCAAGTACTGAACTAAATGAAGGGGATCCGATTAGTGCAATTGACGACTCTAACGGATATGGCTCATAATGATAAATAACTTTAAACAGAGGATATAGCAACAATGGCTGAGTTTAAACTAGGTAGAATTCGATTTGTATGGAAAGGTTCTTGGTACACAGGAGCCGTTTATTCAGTAGATGATGTAGTAAGATATGGTGGTAGAACATATATCTGTGTGGTTAATCACACTGCGGCATCAGAATTCCAAACTGATTTAACAGCGGCAAATTGGGCATTGATGTCCGATGGTCAAGAATGGAAAGGTGACTGGAGTCTTAACACAACTTACAAACCAAATGACATTGTAAAATACGGTGGATACATTTATATTTGTAATACAGGTCACACATCAACAGCAGTTGCTAACGATGGCTTAGAAGCAGATCTTTCTAAATGGGATCTTTTCATTGAAGGTTTTAATTACACATCAGATTGGGCAATAAGCACAAGATACAAAATTAATGATTTAGTAAGATACGGAAATTCAATTTATCTTTGTACAGTTGCACACGTTTCTGCGGCTACGACAGCAGAC